ACGCGAGAATGATCGGAGAGAGTTGCGACGCGCTGACCTGCGTCGTCATGTCGTTACTGAGAGAGCGACCTGCGGTGGTTATGCTCATTGCGCGACGTCCTCCATCACGTTGAACGACACGCCGTAAAACTTGGCGGTGTCGATGCTCCATTGCGTCGAAGGCTCGGCGAGGCGGAACACGCCTCTTGCCGCTCGAAAAGGCGATACGGCTGGGCTGTAAATAATTGAAGTGCCGCCAGCGTAAGACGAGCGCAAGACTGGAAACACGTCCACGGATGACGACGAGTTTACCTGCACTATCTTGTAAAGCGAGGTGCCAATTTCAATCCAGTCGCCCGCAGCAAAGGTGGTTCCACCTGTCGCACCGCTAAAGGTTAGCGTCGTGCCATTAGCCGTAGCCGATGACACGGTAAGCGTGCCAGTCACGGTGCCGCGTGGCGTCGGGTTGGCGAAGTCTTGAAAGTAGAACGTGCCGCGCTGCGCCATGAGCAGAAACGATACGACCTGTTCCGCAGCCGTGCGCGTCATTGGCGGGCAATCCACGGTGCCAATCCAGCCTTGGCCTTGCCAGTTGTATTGCTGCACCTGCATCGTGAACGGCGAGACGTTGCGCGAGACTGCGCTGAGTCCGGTCAAGGACAGGCGCGAGGCTTCAAGCGCAGCAGGCGGCGTGAGTGGATAGGAGATAGCCATGAGGATTAGGCGAAGGCTGAACGATACGCGCCACCACGTCGAACCATATCAGGAATCTCGGCTTTAAGGCGGCGACGTTCTTGCTCCAAGATCGGCGCGAGTTCGCTGCGCGTAACGCCTGCGGCGATGTTGTAGTTGATGTTGATCGAGGAACCGGATGAGCCGCCACCTTGGTTCATGTTGGAGTTGGAAACGATAGAGCCGCTGGCGTGTGGCACGAATAGTTCTGGGCCGCGCTCGCCGACAATGTAAGGACTGTTGGCGGAAACTGGGCCACCACTAGCACGCATACCGAGCGCAGTATTGATTGCTCCTCCAATTCCTTTTGCAAGAGGCGCAGTAATTACGTTTTGAAAAACAAGACGAACAAGATCGCGCCCGATCTGTTTAAGCACTTCGCTAAATTTTTCACCTGCCAAAATGGCATCTTCAAAACCAGATGCAATAATTTCACCCGCATCGCGTCCAATCTTTCCTTGTTCCTTTAATAGCGGGTTTAATTTTCCAGCAACAGCTGCGGCTTCTTTATATAATTCAACTAAATGCTGTTGAGTTTCCTCAACTGGGCCACCAGCTTCTTCATAAGCAATCAAAGCATATTTTGCTGCACCAATTTCATAAGTTAATTTACTGTATCTATCACTTAAATTTAGAATTGTTTCTGACACGCTTAATGAGTCTTTATTGGCTTGCGGCAAACTATTAACAAATTCTTTTTCAGCATCAACAAGTTCTTTTGTAAGAGCTACATTTGTTGATTTAATTGAATTTTCAAGTTTTTGAATTTCAATCATTTTCTTCAATTGTTCAACTGGTTTAGTTGAACCAATCGCCTCGAGTTCTTCGTTTAATGTGATGATTCTATTTCTTGCTTCAGTTGCAAGAACGCCTTGGCTTTTGCCCATGCTGTTTAGTTCAGTCTGTAATTCAGCAAAAGAAGTTCCAAGATCATCAATTTCTTTTTTCTGCCTTGTTGTACGTAATGCAGTTAATCGTTCTTCAATTTTAGATGGGTCTAATACACCAACTACATTTGCCATTTCAATTCCAAGTTTAGCTAAAGCTATTGGAATTTGTATTAAAAGTTTTAGAATTCCATCAAATACGGCTTCCATTTCCATGGCCGCACGAACATCTTTTTCCGAGAATCCAAGTTCGTCTTGTTTATCAATTACATTGTCTAGCTGAGTATTGATCGCCTTCAACGCACTACCAAACACATTTGCACCAAAAGCAAACTTAAGCGTCTTGGAAATTGTGACAGCAGTATTGTTCAGCCTTCCAAACGAATTTTGTATACTGGCAAACGCCTGCCTTGTTGCATCGACCGCTCTAAGTGTAAATGTGCCTTCAGCTGCCATGTTGTTTTCTTAGTCGATTTTGGTGGTTGATATAAACAAGCCAGCCTTTCATTTCTTCGGCTGGCATTGCGAGGACTTCGTGAGCAAATTTGCCGAGACGCTCTGCGATGGCATAGACGGCGAGGAGGTCGGCTCCTTCATCGCCGCCGATTAGTTTTTTAAGTCATCAAACTTAGGAGAGCTGTCGGCAAGAATCTCGTTGGCGACTCGACCAAGGACATTGCTGTCGGCCTTGTTGAGCAATGTTGGTTTATGCTCGATGGTGAACAACTTCTTGCCGCTCTCGTCCATGGCTTTCATAATCAGAATGTCCACGAGCAAATCCATATCATTGTTCTGAGACTTTTTGTAAACTCGGTTCTTCTCGGCCAAGGTCATTGGCGTGGAGAAGATCACGAGTTTCCATTCAGGAACTTCGATGCGTTTAGTGCCGAGGTTGTTGAAGTGTTCGCGGACGAGGTCAATGGCTTCCATGTGTGTTTTGTTTTGTGTTTTTTCCTAGCGTTAAACGGTCAGGGTCGAGAGCGCGCCGTTGCCCTCGAAGGCAATCGAGCCTTCGACAAGACCATCGAACGAAGCCGAAACGTCGAACTTCGTGACGATAGCCGAGCCGCTGTAATAAACGTCCGAGGACGTAGCGCCTTCTGGATAAAGATTCAGCGTCACGGTCGAGCCGATGGTGATCAGAAGTTGGCCGGAGTCGGCTTCGTCCCAGTAGAGATCGCCGGATGCGCTCCAAGTTTTCATTGAGCCTTGACGCGTGCGGTAGACGTCGCCAATCACGCTGTCCTCGACGGTGTCGGAGGAGTGTGAGAGCGAGTAGTTGCGGAGTTCGCCGATGGTGGTGGACGAGATTTTGATAAGGCCCTCGCGGCCAAGGTGGTTTGCCATGTTAGTCGTTGGTTAGATAGATGCAGTTGAAAGTGTGACGAGCCGTTCCCCAGCGAACTTCCTCGTCGGGTTCGATCACATATTCCACATTCGTCAAATGCGTATCTCGGCAAGCACCGCCGAGCGTAACGTCGGCCAAGACTGCTGCTTCGACGGCAGCGGAGCCGGTGTCGAAAAGATCGTCGATCAGGTAAGTTCCGCTCTCCGCCGTGAAGTAATCAACGACGAGTTGAAGCTGTCGGTACTGCGTGCGATTGCTTGGGCCTAGCGTGCGAACTTCGATTTGCTCGGTGACGGCATAGACGGCGGCAGATGGAAAACTAATACTGGCGAGCGTGTTATTGCGACCGCGCAGGATGTTCGCCGTTGGCACAACCAGAGCGGAGGTAAGAGCGGTCGCGGTAGCGTTGCGGATGTTTGTGCGTGTGCTCATTCGTTTTTGTTGTAGGTTACAACTCCGGTATTTGAAATTTTAGCAAAGCCTAGATTGACTGCACGATTAACGAGAATGGCATTAACTTTTGCTAGTGTGACACGTTCACGAATCTTAAATGCGGCATCAACATATCGCTGAATGTCAGGAATCTTATTACCAGAAGTCGTGGCTATAACGTAAGGATTAGCCGCAAAATTAGACTGCACTCTGCCAGCGCGAGAAGCCCAGTCTCTAATCCATGCAGGAACTCTAATGCCGCAAGCAATAGCAGAAGCGGCGAAACCAGCTTTTGCCCAGCCAACTTTTGATTGAGTATATTTCAAATATGCATCAGCCGATTGATTTGAAACCCACATTTGATCTTGAACCATCCAACGACCAACCGGACTTCGGGTTACTTGTCCGATTCGTCCTCTGTTGTTTCTGTATCGTTTATGAAACGCCATCATCTCTGAAATAGATGCTGATTCGCGCCAGAATTTCTGATAAATTCCAATACGTTTATTGTTCTTAAACTCATTACCTAGTTTGACATAAGCAAATTGAGTTCGTTTTCCTTTTGGTGGAATTAGTTCTGAGCTTCCTATGCGTTGAAAAAGACCAATCGACTTTTCTTTTCTCATTTGTTTGCCGCCAAACAAGTCTCCAACGATTGCGTTTTCTCCTTGTTTTTGTGCGTTTTTACTCAGTCCGCTCATCTTTGCTTTCTGAATAAATCCACCTCCAACGGTACGCATCATTTGACCGCCTTTAATTTTCTCTCCAGTAGGCGGAACGATC